TTGTTGACGCCGGCATATCCAGTCCATACCGTGGGATTGTTCAGGATATCAGTGACATCGGTTTCACTGTCGGCCAGATAAAATTCATAGGTTCCGGGCTTGAGATATCCAGCAGCCTCCAACTGTTGAGGACTGAGTCCATACTTGCCCACACCATACTCGTTGCTGATTTCTATGGCGTCTTGAGGCACATCTTTGCTGGCCTGTGCCAGCATGCCTGTCACTTGCTCGGGTTCTATGGATCCCACGCTCACAGTGGCCGGAGTTTGTTCTTCATAATCAGTTTCATTGATGGCGTCAAATTCAGTGTTTTGTATTTCTACATAGCGAGTTTCAATTTCAGTGGGCAACAATGATTCTGCATCAGCGAAGGTATCAATACTGGTCTGGGCCTGGATACCACGATTGGCAAAAGGATAAGGCATGTGCGTGGGCGCACGAGTCACTGCTGTCTTGATCGCACCACCTTCTACTATCCATCCTTGGTTCTGTTCAAACTTCACGTCAGGAAGATTCTGTATGGAAAGGTTATTGGGTTTGGGCACATCAGGAGCAGAGCCGCCATTGAGGCTGATACAACCTGCGGACAGCACCATGTTTGATCCTGCGTCCCAGGTTCCGGCTTTTGTTGATTTCATGCTCAAGGTTCCATCGCTCTTGATACCAATGAAACTGTCTGCGTATTGCAACATGGCTTTTTTGCTGTTGAGCTGGATGAGATTTTCACTTTCTGCTGTGACTGATCGTTCGCCGCGGATGTTGATGGAGTTCCGGGCATTCATGTTGATGTTGCGATCAGCGTGCAAGTTGATGTCACCTTGGCTGCGCAAGTTGATACTGTTGGTAGAATAGATGTCCACTGTGCCCTGGCTGCCAAACTCCAACCATGACTGACCATTGGCATGGGTGATAAAGAAACAATCGCCGGTGTCTGACATGGTTATCTGATGACCTTTGGCAGTGCGTATGCGCACTAGGGCATCCTGTCCAGTGAGATCGCCGTCGTCCATCACGAGGCTATGGCCACCACGTCGGCCAATCACTTGCACATCTTGCGGTAACAATAGACCTTGCTCCAACTGTTGGCGTATGTTTTGTTCGCTCAGTCCACCAGCATAGATCGGTCTTCCTGGTGTGGATATGCCGTAAACCGAACTGGGACTCTCTCGTTGGGCATTGGATCCAATGGGACCGCGCAAGGGATCATTGATCAAGCCCTGCTGTAACAGCGTGGCAGCGACCACGCCGTGTACCGGTTTGGTCTGATCAAAGAATCTGGGATTTTCGCTCAGTGTTTGATTGTCGTCATTGAATTCTACCACTGGCAGTTGAGGACTGTTTTGGAAATAAGAACTTTGATTGTTGTTGTCTAGTTTGAATTTCCTACTGGCACCGATAGCCGGCAACATGTGATTGAGTCCGGGTTGCACGATGCAACCGAGATAATAGCCGCTGTTGGCATCCCCCGAAGCAAACACGCAAACTACTTGTGTGCCGATATCCGGCGGAGTGAACCACATGCCGTAACTTTGGCGGTTACCTATGTAGCTGCCTTCACCAGTGTCTTGTTCGGTGGTAGGATTTGTGGTTCCATAAAAAGGACTCACAGGGCTCACTGTGCGCCAAAGGTCGGGATTGTTTTTGTCTGGGCCGGCAAAGTCTTCAATCCAGACCTGCACTCGACCGCCACGAACCTGAGAATCTACCACGGATCTCACTTCGCCTATGTAGATGCCCACCTGAGTGGGAGCGTTGCCTCTGTCTAGTTTGTAGGCACCGGGTATGCCCGAGGTGCGTTGGACGTTTTCTGCCATTGTTTTCCTTTATGGTGCTATGATATCTGATATCTGCGGGGCATCATCGCTGACCACTCTGGACCCTGGTTTGGGTGGTACTTCGCTGACTCGACTGCCCGTCGCATTACTTACTGCATCAGGATCACTGGATGCACCAAACTCTAACTCCAACAAACTGGGTGCAGGCACAGTGTTGGTAGACTGGCTGGCATCTCGAGCGGCAATCTCGTTGTCCACGCGACGCACATCAGCCTGGCTGAATCGGCTGCCTTGGGTGGGCTGTGCCTGTCCCAGCAGAGGTTTAACACCCTTGCTGAGATCAAAGTTCTTGATATTTCCTGCCAATCGCTGTGTGAATTTACCACCTTTGAACATGCTCCAGATAGTGTGTGCAGAGAACACAGAACTTTCACTGGGCAAGTTGCGCTCTCCGGTGCTCTGGCTATAGGCAGTGTTGTTGGCATTGACCTGGGCCAAGCCTGTTGAGATATTGTAGTCTGCCACAGGATTGAATCGCAGTTCATACAGGATTTCTGATGCATCGGCGTTGACACTGCCGTCGGGCATGCTTTGGGCTAGACTAAATGATCCCGTGTAAAACACATCGCTCTGCACCAACCAATCTGGATCTCCAATGATCACCACTTGAGAATTGGCAATGTCCGTATCTTGATACAGTCGATCGGCCAGATTGGCCGCGATTGAATTGGTATCGCCGGGGCCGCCAGTGCCTTCCATGTTGGGCTTGTTCTGATACACCACTTTTTCGTAGAGCCTACCGCTGCCACCCACCAAGGGTTGTGCCACTCTGTTCTGGTTGTTGCCAAATATGGTCACATAGTTGGCATTGACATTGATTTCAAAATCCATCACTTCGCTGTTGAGTCCCGTGAACCAATAGTTGTAGATCTTGTGTGCGCCGCGATAGCCTGCTGTGGGGAACTCAGCGATGCGAGGATCGTTGATCTGATATCGGCTGATGAGATATATGATCTTGTTGGCATACTGCCGGCGTTTTTTGTCATACTGATCTTGAGGTTCTATGCGGCAACGGATCTTATACCACTGCACTGTTTTCACAGGAGTCTGCACTTTCCATTGCCGTGTTTTTTCGTCCTGGATGAGATTCTGTTGGCTGACGATGTAACTGCTGTTGCGCATGATCAGATCGATCAACTGCACGATCTGCGTTCCTCGGGTGACAGAAAAATTCTTGTTGTCTTTGTTATAGCTGCTGGTCCGCATCAAAAGGTCATCTCGGGCGTTCTGTCCAGGCACAAACGCTGTGCGGCTCTTGTCTTGTTTGGCCGGGCGTGCTATTTTTGCATCGGCCAGGCCAGCCACATTTTCAATCCTGATCTCATAGATGTCCGCAGTTTCTTGTGCGCCAGATTTTTGTAATTCCAGTTGGTGCTGATTCAGCGCCTCACAAAGACCCTGTGTGTAAGTCTTGCGGGCAGAAAGTTCACTGGCCTTGGCTGGTGCTTGGCTGGATGATTCAAGATCTCTAATCTCATCTTGATTCAATTGCCGCTGTGTGGCAGTGACCGGTGCCAGCAGAGGTCTGCCATTGAGCAAGGTTGCTATGTCTGGAGCCTTGAGTTCAAAGTCAAAGGGTATGGTTCCATAGGACTGGCTGAATCCCACTGTGGTCTGAGGTATAGAAGCCTTCACGAGATATTCCACGTTGCGACTGGCTATCTTGTAAGTGAGTTCAGATATGGTGAAAGGTATCCATTTTTCCACGATGCTGTCTCGATCGCTGCCAATTTCGGTCTGTCCTAATTGGCTGCCGTTGATCAGCTGTCCGTTGGCGTCATAGCCATAGAATCTAATGACCATGAGGTAGTTGCACGTAGTGTAACTCACTGTGGGATCACTGTTCTTGAGATGTGCTCTCACGGCATCCCTCAGCGTGGGCAGGAAGGTGATACCATTGGGTTCAATGATCTTGAACTCCATCTCTACTGCGTTGTGTGCCCTGGCGCCGCTCTGCGTGCCGATCTGGCTCATTATAGTGAGATCATCAAAATAGTAATCATATTTGAAAAAAGGATTACGACGTCCTACTCCCTGGATGGGAGTTCCGTCAATGCCACCGCTCTGCACGATCAGAGATTCTGTGGTTATGGACTTGCGTTGGCTGTTCAGCATGTTCACATACTCACGAGGTGTCATTATATACCAGCTCACTGTATAAGTCATGGATGCCAGCTTGGCCAGTGGATTGGGGCGTGCGTCAATGGGCGACAGGAATTCCGGCGCGATAGCGGGCCTTCCGTCGGTAGATGCCGTGCCGCCCACATTGACCGTGGTAGTGTCGCGTTGATCGTCACCTCCATCGGCAGGACCAGATTGAGTTTGATTCACAGTGACCACTGGTCTAGCACCGCCTACCGTGGTAGAACCTTGGTCTAGCCCAAGATCCGCATTGTTCAGCAGTTGCGGTTGGTCGGCATTGGATTCCCGACTGTAGCCAGGATTGGCATCTACTAGATTGCCGTCATCGTCAAAGGTTTGGAGCGGCAGTGGCGGGGACGATACGTTGGCATCTTCTTGATTGCCTCGCTGTGCGTTGACCACTTCGTCGCCGGCGCTGTCAGCTGATGCCTGTGGACGATTGTTGGCTTCATCGTAGCGCACTGTATTGAGACGATTGATCAATGCACTGGCTTCTCTACGGGTTCCGTCAATGCCGGCCTGAACAGCGTCATAACGGGCACTGAGGCTCCGGGTATTTTGACGCTCTAGTTCATTGGTGCTCTGGCGGCCCATGTCTTGTATTTGGGCGAATGCTCGACTGTTGCTGGATTCGGCCAGCCCCAGATAGGTATTGACCTGCCCAAACAGATTCTCTGCACGGGTGACGGATCGCGTGGCCACAGCAGCTCCAAGATCGCCAGTGAGCCTCACTGCTGTGCCCAATTGCCGATCGGCTTGATCTAGATCGACAATGGCCGCGGACTGGCTCAGGATAAAAGTGGCTGCCATCGATTAGAATCCCAGGGCGGCTTTGAGGGTGGTTATCTTGGGCAAGTAGATCTGCACACCATCACGGAAATCATACAGCGGATCAGGCAGAGTGTTGGGATTGCGCTGGGCAAACACCCACCACAGACCAGCATCTTGATAAAGGTCATAGGCCAAGAGATCCGGGCGCAGATTGTAAGTGGCATTGATGCGGAACAGGATGTCGTCGGCCTGTTTGGGGATGGGCCGATTGGTCATGAAGTCAAGATACACACCATTTTTGGGCGTGGTAAAATAAGCACTAGTGCTTGCATATATGGCCATTACCAGAATCCTCCTTTGAGCAAGTTACCATTGGCATAACGATCAAGGCTGAACTGTTGCGTGACTTGACTGCGTGTGGGCATGGGCAACAGTGTCAGTATGGCCTGCATCTTGGTGGGCACATAGGTGGGAGAATTCAATCCAAGATTGGGCGGCGCCGGGGGATAATTTATAGCTCCCTTGGGCAAGTTGGCTCCAGTCAATCTGGACCAGATGTTTGATAGGCTGTAACTGTTGGTTGGTCCGCCAGTCTGTTGTCTGCGCCACAGCAGACCATTGCCGCCTTGTGTGACACCGGCCGATGTTGACTGGCGTCCTCGAGACCGGATGTAGTCCACATCATTGGGCAAGTTGTAGTTGAACTGGCTGATCACGCAGGGATGTTCATTGAATTGGAATTCGCCCAACCCTGTGAGGAATACCAAGGGCGGTGGGGCTCCGCGATCGTCGTCTTGACCGTAGAACATCTTGGTGCATGATCTGAAAAAGTGTATGGTGGCCAATAGGTAATCGGCCTCGGCCGAATCCTGTGCTGTGAAATCTGCCGTGATCGTCACTTCGCCTACCCGGCTGCCTTTGTAGAAATAGCCACGATAGTTGGAATGCACCAAATCTGTGGGATTGTAATCTGCGTTATAACTCATGTCGATGCGCGGTGTATAAGGAAATACCACGCCATCGGTGTTGCGCAGGGGTTCCATGATACCTGCGCCTTCGGGATTCTTGTAGAGATAGGTAGCGTAAGGTGCCAGGCGCAAGCGCACACGCCAGTCGCCATCGCCCACTGCTTTGCCATTGGCCTTGCGTATTTCCGACACTTCGGCTTGCTGGCGGGCCTGTGACAACAGTGCTTGCGCTTGCGAGGCCAGGGCCACATCATCATCGGTAGCTACTCGAACAAGATCGCTATCGTTTGGATCATCTTCATCTCGCTGGGAAAAATATGCAGGATCGCCTTCGGACAATTCGCCGGCCAATCTAGTGGCTTGGGCGTCAGTGAGTCCTGATTGCACTGTTTCACCAGTGTCAAGATTTTCTACGTTGAACTTGCCAGTTTCGGGATCATATACCGCGGTAAATCTGCCGCCCAACGGACCTGGCTGGACATTGATCACTCTGTTGAATTCCGCATCGGCTTCGCGTCGTTCAAACTCGATCTGTTGTGCTACCACGCTGTCGGCTGGTAACAGTTCGCCATTGGCATCAAAAACAAATTGTCCAGGTCTGGAGATTGTGGCCAATGGCTCAGCGTTGGGATCTCTCTGCGGACCTTGATCCACGGGCAGAGGAGAAGCAGTGATGTTGGATATTGTCACTGGACTGGTAACTGCTGGTTCAACGGTGGGATCGGGGGGATTGCCTTGTGGTGGTGCCGCGGAGGTCAGCGGCGGAGGTGGTGGTAGCGCAGGTGGGTTGTTGTTGACCTGTGGGTTCTGTGCGGCATCGGTGTCGGGCTGGTTGAACACCGTGGTATAGTTCTGTAGGGCCGCTTGCGAGGCATTGACGGCCTGTTCCAGTCGCGCCGCGGCCTGGGTGACTCCGTCTTGTGCTTGTGCCAGCAGACCGGGATCAACGTCTGATCCTGCTTCTTGTGCTCGTGCCAGGATACGCTGTGCTCGATTCAGCGCACCTAGCGCATCTAGCCTTTCTTGGTTTGCTCGCTGTAGTGCGAGATCCGCTTGATTTGTTTGGGCCTGTGTAGACATCGTGGATTCCTTGATGTATTTACCGGATGTCAAAACGGCTAACATAATGATTGAAATGATTTGACAAAGATGCCAAATGTTGTATAATAACTACAATATAGGAGAATCATCAACGATGTCTATCAAGACTCCAGCCAAGACCAATTATCTCAACAACAAAGATATATTGAAAGAAATACACCACAGCAAGAATTCATACTGCACCTATGTGAACCCACAAATGGATCATCAGTATGACATCATCTTGCCTTCGCTGTCCAAGATCAATCAGCGAACCATAGCCGAAGCCCGGCGCAACAGGGCTGATAGGATCAAAAAAGAAACCGGCGAAGCAGTCAACGAAAAGAAGATTCCGCACACCGATCTTGTGTTCCGTATCACTACCTGGGAACACATACCCATGGCACCCAAAAAGCAAACCAAAGCCCAGGCCAAAAAAGCCAAGATGGAGGAACTGCTGGAACTGGATGACACCCAGGAAAGCGACGGGCTCGAGGACATCGTAGATGTGCCTGTGCTGGATACTGCACATGTCAGATTGAATTTTCCGCCGTTTTGGCACTATCGTTTGGACGAAGAAAAACAGCCGTTTGTGGTGGGTAAATCACACTGGCGGGGTAGTCTAGACGGGGGCGAGTTCTGCAGGGAACATGGCAAAATGACCCCAAAATTGGCGCACATGTTTATCAAACTGTGCGAAAGATACGCTACAAGGAGCAATTGGCGTGGATACACCTACAACGAAGAAATGCGGGGTCAGGCCCTGCTACAGCTCAGCCAGATCGGATTGCAGTTCGATGAATCAAAATCGCAGAACCCTTTTGCGTATTATACTGCCGCTATCACTAATAGCTTCACTCGTGTGTTGAACATAGAAAAGAAGATGCAGAACATACGCGATGATATCTTGGAAATGAACGGACTCAATCCTTCGTGGACTAGACAGTATTCGGAAAGCCATAACAAAGCAGCCGAAGCGGTCGCATCTCCTTCAGAAGAATAGTATACTGCTACTCTATGGATAGTGGAATTTATTGTTCGGCTCCCTGGAGAGGAGTGACCGTGAGAGAAAATGGAGACGTCAAAACCTGTTGTTCAGGCAAAACATCTCTGGGCAATCTCAATTCCAAATCTATTAGAGAGATATTGCACCACTCTGACGCTTTGGAAGAAATAAAATCCTATCTGTTGGACGGTCGTGAGCATAGCAACTGTGCCGAATGCATCATGCACGACAAACAACACAACACGGCTTCATTGCGACAGCATTACCAAACTCACTATCCGTTGGATGATTTTACCCACAAACTGAGATTCGTTGATGTGAGATGGAACAACAAATGTAACCTTGCGTGTCAGTATTGTTCGCCTACATTCAGCAGTGTTTGGGAAGATCGAATGGGAGTATCCACAACCTCTCCTCGTAAAAGCTATCAGGATGATTTGTTACAATGGGTGCTTGAAAAATCACACGAACTCAAGGAATTAATGTTAGTGGGCGGTGAGCCCATGTTGATGAAACAAAATTATGAGTTGCTAAAACAATTACCACAAGATTGTAGGATCAGCATCATAACCAATTTTGCCTACGACCTAGCCACGCTGCCATGTTTTGAAGATCTGCTACGGCGACCTCGAAACAATGTCATATGGAACATCAGCATCGAGAATATTGGACAGCAATTGGAGTATGTGCGCAACGGCATACAATGGGATAGATTTCTTGCCAACTTAAAGTTGGTGTTACAGTATTGGCCCGACAGCGTGAGTTTCAACATGGTTTACAGCATGTTCAATGCGTTGGATCTTTACGATATCGTGCGATACTATCATGAACACGGTGTGAAAAAAATAACGTTGATGCCGATCGCCGGACATCCTGAAATCAGTGCGTTCAACATGCCAACTCCTATCAAACAACAACTGGTGAACGTCCTGGATCGCATATCAACCTGGCACGCACAGACCCATGGCATAGATGCTGATCTATATCCTATCTCTGGGTTACAGTCGATTCGCCAAGGGCTGATCGAATCTCACAGCAAAAACACTGTCAACAAAAAGAATTTCTATGAAAAAGTTCAGTGGTATGACTCCTGGTCAGATCTAAAGTTCAACGTTTTATGGCCGGATACCATTGATATGATCGAAAGATATCTACAATAACATGACCAATCTATTTAAAAAAGCCATAGTCTTCACTGACATCCATTTTGGACTGAAATCGAATAGCCTGTTGCACAATCAAGATTGCGAGCAGTTTGTAGATTGGATCATCGCCCAGGGCAAGGAACACGGTTGCGAAACCGGCATGTTCTTGGGTGACTGGCATCACCATCGTGCGGCTATCAACTTACAAACACTGAACTTCAGTCTACAAGCATTGGAAAAACTAAGCAAAGCATTCTCTCAGTTCTTTTTTATTCCGGGCAATCACGATCTGTATTATCGCGACAAACGGGATATCCACGGTGCGGCCTGGGCCCGGCACTTGCCCAACATACATATCTGCAACGATTGGTTCCAAGAAGGTGATGTTGTCATTGCTCCTTGGTTGGTCGGAGACGAACACCGACGCATCGAAAAATTGAATGCCAAATACATGTTTGGTCATTTTGAACTGCCACACTTCAAAATGAATGCCATGGTAGAAATGCCCGATCATGGAACCATACAGGTAGATCATTTTGGACATATCGATCAAGTGTTTTCTGGTCACTTTCATCTTCGACAACACAAAAACAACATCAACTACATTGGCAATGCGTTTCCGCACAACTTTGCCGATGCTGGTGATGCCAATCGTGGCTGCATGATATTGGAGTGGGGCAAGCAACCCGAATATCATGCATGGCCCGAACAGCCCTTATACAATGTCTGGGATCTCAGCCATGTCATTGACAACGCTGAACAAATCTTGAAGCCCAACATGCATGTGCGTGTGCAACTAGACATCGAAATATCCTATGAAGAAGCCACTTTCATCAAAGACACATTTATCGTCAAGCATGGCCTGCGAGAAATGGCCCTGATACCCAACAAGCGATCTGCCTTGGAAGAAGACATGGCTCCCGGAGATGTGAAATTTGAATCAGTGGATCAGATCGTCACAGATCAGATCACCAAGATAGAATCAGAGTTCTACGATCCTAAACTATTACTCCAAATATATCAGGCGCTATGATTATTTCCACCCTAGAGTTAGAACACCAACTAAAGTCAACCCACAACGTCAAAGTAATTCACGATCTTGGCAAGCTGTCAACCGGCCCCACGGAGTTGTTTAAGCTACTAGACAGTGTTTACCAAACTAGTTACGAGACAAACGATCGGTTGGTTTTTTACACTTCACATTTTATTCCTGAGAGTTTTCTACAGTTCTTTTACGAAACTATCAATTTTATAGATATCAGCAACTGGTTCATAATGATATGTGGGCCAAAAGAAATTGAGCACGACGTGTTGTCGTGTTGTAAAAAGTTTTCACTTGACTCTGTTCCAATTTGGTTCCACCCAGTTGAGTTAGACAAACAAACACACAAGATTGAAAACAACTTTAATTTACCCGATACTATTTGTTCTATACCCTGGCACAACTTACAGATAACACAAAACGGAACTATTACTCCTTGTTGCATGAACAATCTTGATCTTGGTAACGTCAACCGTATCAAACTAGATCAAGCGTTCCATGACGAAAAACTACAAAAGTTAAGGGCTAGTTTATTGGCTGGAGAAAAACCAAAAGAGTGCGACAACTGCTGGAAAGTGGAAGAAAAAAATCTAACTTCTATTAGACTGCACAATGTCAAGCATTTAAAGAGAGAATTTTTAACCAAATATCTTGATCAACCAAGAGTAGCTACATTAGATTTGAAGTTTAATAACACCTGTAATTTCAAATGCAGGATATGTAACGGTGGAAACAGCTCGTTGTTTGCCCTTGAAGATCAAAAGTTCCGCGGATCTAAGTTAGTTGTACAAGATGCTTGGGGGGAGAGTCAAGATTTTATTGATCAAGTTCTAACGTACTTGCCTGACATAAAAAATATTGACATGTTTGGCGGCGAGCCGTTTTTGATTAAACGTTTTAAATCGGTGTTGGAGATGGCAGTTGAAAAAGACTACGCCAAGGACATTAGATTACACTACAACAGCAACGGATCCATTTGGCCCAATCATTTGCTACCTGTTTGGCCTAGTTTTAAACTGGTAGACATACATTTTAGTATTGATGCTGTTGGTTCACATTTTGAACTACAAAGAGGCGGTCAGTGGTCTGAAGTTGAGGACAACATACTAAGGCTCAAAGATTTACAGTTACCCAACCTGTCTATTAGTATCATGCCCACTATCAGTGTCATGAGCGTTTACTACATAGACCAAGTCTACGACTGGGCTTGCAAACATGGTTTTCCTATATTTGTTAACCATGTGCAAGGTGAAGGAATGGAGCTACAGGATCTTACAAAAGAAGCCAAAAAAATTATTATTGACAAGTTTCAAGATCACCCCTGGAATGAAATCCAAAATGTTATTAAGATAATACAAAATTTGCCTGACAGTGATGGCAAGAAGTTTCAATCTAAAATGCAATATTTTGATCAGGTTCGAAGTGAAAGTTTTTCAGCAAGTCACTCTGAGATTGCAAAAGCCATGAGATATATGTAAAATATAAAAATGATACAAATCAAAGACCTAACCGTTAAAAACTTTATGAGTGTGGGCAATGCCACACAAGCCATCAACTTTGATCGTCAAGACCTTACATTAGTTCTAGGTGAAAACTTAGATTTAGGCGGCGATGGCAGCCGTAACGGCACAGGTAAGACCACTATAATCAATGCACTGAGTTATGCGCTGTATGGTCAAGCTCTCACCAATATCCGACGCGACAATCTCATCAACAAAGCCAACAGCAAGAACATGTTGGTCAGTTTAGATTTCAACATCAATGGCCGCGACTACCGCATCGAGCGTGGTCGCAAACCCAACATACTGAAATTCTACGTCAACAACGAAGAACAGGCAGCAGATGACAACTCGCAAGGCGACAGTCGAGAAACACAAGATGCCATAGAGTCTGCCCTGGGCATGACTCACGACATGTTCCGACATGTGCTGGCGCTGAACACATACACAGAACCGTTTTTGAGCTTGAAGGCCAATGATCAACGTGTGATCATAGAACAACTGTTGGGTATCACCCTTTTGAGTGAGCGTGCTGAGCGCATCAAAGAACTCAATAGAGAAACCAAAGATGCCATTGCTCAGGAAGAAATGCGTATCCGAGCTGTGCAAGAAGCCAACAAGCGTATAGAAGAACAGATCGAAAATCTGCGGCGTAGGCAAACAATGTGGAAGACCAAACATGAGGAAGAGACAGATAAAATCCAAAAGGCCTTGGAAGAACTGCGAAAGATCGACATTGACGCAGAGATCCAAGCGCACAAGGACTACAAAATTTGGGATCAGAAGCGCAAAGACATCAACGATCTTGCTGGACAAATATCCCGCACGAAACTTGATGTTGATCGCGAGACGAAAAACATTGGCAAACTTAGCAAAGAGATTGCGACTCTTGAACAGCATACCTGTCATACATGCGGTCAAGCCTTCCACGACTCAAAGCACCAACAGGTACTGGCAAGCAAGCAGGAGGATTTGGCAACAGCAAGAACGTCTTGCCAGGAGCATACACAAACGCTATCAGAAATGGAGGCTGCCCACACCTCCTTGGGCCAGTTAGGAAAACCTCCCAAGATGTTCTATGATGCGGAAGAAGATGCCATACAACATCGTGCCAACGTAGACAACCTACAACAACAACTGGACATCAAGGCACAAGAAACAGATCCCTACGGTGAACAGATCGAAGAGATGACAGGACAGGCCCTGCAAACAGTGACCTATGACACTCTCAACGAACTCACCCGCTTGCAAGAGCATCAAGACTTCCTGTTAAAACTCTTGACCAACAAAGACTCATTCATCCGCAAAAAGATTATTGAGCAGAATTTGAGTTATTTGAATGCTCGGTTGACATACTATCTTGATCGCATCGGCTTGCCACATTCGGTAATATTCCAAAACGATCTCACTGTGGAAATACAAGAATTGGGACGAGATCTAGACTTTGACAATTTAAGTCGCGGAGAGCGCAATAGACTGATCTTGTCAATGTCATGGGCCTTCCGTGATGTATGGGAATCATTGTATCATCCCATCAACGTGCTGTTCATCGACGAACTGGTAGATTCAGGCATGGACACACAGGGTGTGGAAAATTCGTTGGCCTTGCTGAAGAAGATGAGTCGTGAACGGCACAAGTCAATATGGTTAGTATCGCACAGAGACGAACTGGCTGGACGTGTTGAAAACATCCTGCGTGTGGTCAAAGAAAACGGCTTTACGTCATACAACACCGACATTGACATAGCATGACATCCCGGATCATACGAGTCACACCTACCGAACAATACTTCAGCATCAATTGGCAATTGGCTGTGCGTTGCAACTATGATTGCATGTATTGTTCTCCCATGTGGCATGATGATCATAGCCAGCATCATGATCTTGACACTATGAAACAGGCTTGGTTAAACATATTTGAAAAGACCAGCAAACAAAATCTACCCTATAAGATCGCATTTACCGGTGGAGAACTCACTTCAAACAAACACTTTCTACCGTTTGTCACTTGGTTGCGGAAGGAATATGATCAGCACATATTCAAATTGCTGGCTACCACCAATGGCAGCGCCAATCTCAAGTATTATCAGAAAATGTTCCAAGCGTTAGACAACATCGCATTCAGTGTGCATTCGGAACACATCAATGAAGAGAAATTTTTTGACATGATCATACAACTTAAGAAAAGTATCTCACCTGATAAATTCTTGCAGGTCGCTATCATGGATGAATACTGGAATCAAGATCGTATTCCGTTGTATATCAATCTGCTAGAACATCACGACATCAGCTACACTGTGAACAAGATAGATTATTCCTATCAGACTCGCACCGTGCCCATATTCAAAGGAAAATTGAATCTTGGAATTTGAAAATCATCAATACTATAACTGTGAAATAGAACTGTCAGATGGGAGATCGTTCAAGGTCAGTGCCAACTGGATGCACAATAACGATTTAGATCATTGGTCAGGATGGAGTTGCGATGCAGGTTATCGTCGATTGGATATAGACAAGGATTTCAACGTCTACAGCGCAGTTTGTCAAAACGATCGCTTGGGCAATCTTTTCAAAGAATGGAGCCCGTTTGATGCTCCCGGAATCTGTCGACGGAATCGATGCACAGGTTGTACCGACGATCTTTTGATTGGAAAACGTGATATTTCTATATCTGAGAAATAATTGATAATTATGTGCTCATGTCATGGCTTTTCGAATCCCGAGAAATCACAGAGTTACCCGAAACGTGTGTCGGGTTTGTTTATTTGATCACCAATAAACTTACCGGCCGGCAGTATATTGGCAAAAAATTAGCAAAGTTCAAGAAAACAACATATCGAGTAGTCAAACTCAAAAATGGCAAAAAGAAACGCAAAAAAATCAGAGGCGCGATAGATTCAGATTGGCAGACATATTATGGCAGTTCTCCGGAGTTATCTCGAGATGTTGAACTGCTAGGCACCGAAAACTTCTCACGTGAAATACTGTATTACTGCCAATCCAAATCGGAATGCAGTTACATAGAGGCTCGCGAACAATTCTCCCGACGTGTATTAGAAAGTGATGACTATTACAACGGACACATACAGGTCCGTGTGCATGGCAGTCACATCAAAGGCAAACTAAGCAGTCAAGGCTAGCACAGGCCAATGTCGTGTGCCCTAGACCTGGATCCAGGATCACAGGGATGGAAGACTCACCGCGCTAGTGAGCACTCAATCAGTATCCTTGACAGGACCACGATCGCAAACACCTGCGGTTTGATTGTTTGAATAGAATATAAAGGGAAAAAGACGTGCTAGTGATAGCACACGTCAGCATGATATGATAGCGTATGTCGTGTTGGCCGCCGTTGTAATAAAGACGGAGCTCGAGGTATCGGACAACCGCCTCTGTAATGCTCTAACGCTGTGTGACTGAGTCGACTCGGATGATGACACCTCTTTGCCCTGGGCGGGCAAAGTGTGACCAAACAATCTGGATGATAACTGTTATCTCGCTTCGCTCGATTATGTAATCAATTCATGAGCGACAGCGAATGAATAGACTTGCGTAGCAAGTCTCAATTGGATGTTAGAACTGATCAGGCCAATCACGGAACAGTGCGTGCTGGATGTTGCCCGAAACAAACTGATTGAAACTTTTGTGTTTTTCTTCGAGTTCGCCTTCCAATGGCGCCACACGACGAAATGCTGAGTCCATCTGTGCCATGTCTTTAAACTCCATGATGATCATCCATTCGGGCATGTCTGCGATTGAACGGAATCCCATCTTGCAACGGGTTATCCTATAACTCATCATCTTGCCCTCAGACATCAGGTGCTCAAAAAAACTTCGCATTCCTGTGACCCAATCAAGGTCTGAGATATCACCTTCTTTGTCTGCCCATATCGTGTATAAGTCGCTCATGTCATTGGTCCTAGTATTTCAAATCCTTCTATCTCTTTTTTGTAAAGATGTGCCTGCTCGAGATAGAGATAATCAAAGCCCCTTGCTTTGTATATGGCACATTCTGTTTTCATGGTTTCAATGCCCAATCTTGATTGCGGATCATGATATGTCCATGCAAATTGATCACAGAGAGCATTTTTGTCGTCATACCTTCGTATGAGACTGAATGCTACCATGCGTTCTTGATCAAAATATCCAATGACGTCAGTCATTGGATCGGTATATCGGCTTCGAAACATGGGTATCACACTACTGAAATGCTTATAGATACAGTAAGTTCTATAGATATTGTCAAGTTCCACCATTTGCTGTTCGGTAGGTATGAGATATCCCCACTGGGCTGATGCTTGATAATTGGTTTTTGCTAGATTGATACGGGCAAATTGATAGGTCATTGTCTTGGGTCCTTTCTATGTTGGAACAGATCTTTTAGGTATTCTTCTGGCCAAGTGTGGTAGAAGCCTTTCGTGGCCATGGACCGGGCCTTGCTGTCAAGATCACTCACACTCTGGCACAGTGCCAGGGCATAGGTTCCTTGGTTCATGCACACACCATTTACCCATTCAAGATCTGCAGGATGATCTTCTAGCGCAATGATATCTTGAGGCAAGAGAAATCCAACATTCACAGAATGAAGATCGCGGGCAAATTGTTCTCTGGGCCATTGCGCGGGATCATATGCATAGATGATGACTTCTTTGTTGCCCAATCCTGTGGTTGCTAGATCCATGAGATCGGTGTAAACATCAACACCTATGCGTATTTCGTAACTGCGATCCAAGCGTGCTCGGCGTGCATAAGGGCAAGGTGGCCATCCGCCCAGCGCAGGATTAGGGACTTCAACAAAGGTTTCTATCCATCGTTCGATATCTTGTTTTACTTGCTCTAGTTGCATTAGAAGAATGCCATTCCGGTTTTTTTAGTGGTCTCGAGATTTTCTTTGATCAATGCACCCACAGATTCTCGCTCACCAAAACTGAGATTGAGTGCTTCTTCATAGGTCAGGCCTCCTCGCATATACCAACACATCTTGAATATGTCGTCTTTGATTGCTTTGACTTCACGATCATATCCTTCTACTATTTTGGTGATGCGCTCAGGACTCGAGGTCAGGAGGCGGATACGAAAAAATTTGAGACATCCAGGGTGAATGGTGTTTCGTATTCTTTCTGGCATTCTGGCCCGTTGCATTTGAGTCTCAAGGGTTTGAGTTCGCTGTGCTCACGCAGTTGTGTGGCATGATCACGTATGGAGTTGAAGATCTCTCTGTCGCAGTTTTGAACAAACTCTTCTATGTGTTCGGGTTCCACCACTATTTCACCATCGGCACGGATCATGGAGATCACACCGCTCAGGGCAGACATAGTCATGACCGTGAGTTTCTGGAAGGCCTGTGTGAGCAAGCGTATCTTTTCTTCTTCGGGCAGATCGGAATTTGGTAGGCTGTCCAGGATTTTCTGATCCTGGAACTGCTTCATGGAATTGGCGTTGGCCTGTTCATAACTCAGCGGCCGGAAAAATATCTCTACGTCGCCGTGTTTGATAGATTCGCTGTAGTCACCGGCTTTGATGTTGTCCAAGACTTGTCGGAGATCTAGGCCAAATGAGTTCTCGTTGTTGCAGTGCGGGCAGTTGCTTTCAAAATCCATTTCGTGTCCATAACTGGCGATACGGATAGCGATCAACAGTGTGTCAAGATCCATCTGCGGAACATGCCATGCGTTCTTGATGGCAGGAATGCAACTCTGGATCACATTGACCAATGCTGATCCATTGAACAATGCATCTGCTGTGCGATAAGTTATTTCATCGATGGCAGTCATGGGATACACTGGCAGCTCTCGATTTGGGGGCAGTTCGAGCGAACCTTGAGGGTAGTAGTTTCCATCCGACGGCAGGCGGATGTAAATGGCCGGCTGACGGAAAAATTTGCGTAACGGATTAGAGGTTTCTGGCATATTTGGGCACCATAAATAATTGATACAATACTTATCGGCGTAGATAATGGACGAATCAGAAAAACTAATCAAGATGATGCAAGAGGCCATGGCGGAATTCCGCAAAAGCGGCAGCAACAGCGCCGAAACCATGGCCAAACTCAACAAGGCCATCAATACCAATACCAAAGCACAAGACGAGAATACCAAAGCACAAGACGAGCATACCCAGCAGACCATGAAAGCTGCCGAGGCCATGGAAAAGTTCAAAGACACCACTCGAGCAGTGTTGTCTGGGTTGGGATCAGCTGCGCAAGGTGCTAGAGACAATCGCGAAGATTTCCGTTCATTAAAACCAGCAGTGGGTGCCGCAGGCACTGCGCTCAAAAACATGACCGGTGGACTGGGCACTGCCATAGATGCCCTGGGCCAGGCCGTTTCGGGCATATCGTCATTTGGAATAATGCTGGGTCCCAAGGGTGCGATTGCCAGCATGATAGGCATGGGCCTTGGTTCAGTGACGTCAGTGATTGGCAAGGCTATCAAGGCACACGGTAAAGATGTAGTAGACGCAGGCACTGCTTTCATGAACTTCTCGTTGGACGAAACCCAACGTGTGGTCGGAGCCTTCCAAGAACTCAGCAAGATTGGTGGTGTCACTGGCAACAGTTTCCAAGGACTGCAACAGGCTGCTCTGGAAACTGGGCTCAGCATGGATTCCTTTGCCCGCGTCATTGCCAAGAACAGCCGAGGTCTGGCCCTTGCAGGTGGATCGGTCACACAGGGCATGCGAGCAGTGGTGGACATCACCAAGGCCAGCAAAGGATTTGAAGACCAGTTTCTTAAGTTGGGAATTGGCTTTGAAGAACAGCGAGATCTCACAGCACAGTTCCTGAGTTATCAGCGCACCCAGACAGGAGTCAATCTCCGCGACACTCGCTCACTGGCTGATGCGTCTAAAGAATACATCTTGCAATTGGATCAACTGGCCAGACTCACAGGCATGAGCCGACAAGAAGTTGCGTCTCGGTTGGAACAACAAAATCGAGAGTTGAAATTTGGCGCTGTGTTGGCTGATGCTGGTAAACGTGGTAAATCATTTGCAGATGCGATCAGTGGTGCCGCAACAATGTTGGAAGCTAAAGGGTTGAAAACTATGGCCCAAGGTTTCAAAGACAGCTTTGACAATCTAGGCACTAAAGAAGCACAGTTGTTCTTCCAGGCCACTGGTGGTGCTGGACCAGAACTGGTCAATTTCTTGGAACGCACCGGCGATCTAGCCACGTTCATGGAACGACTAGGGCAAGCCACAGCCGCAACGTATGAAACCATGGGCGGTACCAAGCAGGAACGCATGGTGGGAGGCCTGGGCACATACTTTGATCCTGTATACGCCGAAATGCGCCTTGTGACCAATGGCATCCTTGGAACGGCAGAAGCTATAAATGCCGTGGGTAAAGAGCAAAAAGATGCCAAGAACAATCAAAGTGACCTCACAAACACAGTGGTTGGCGCACAAAAATCGCTGAGAAATTTTGCAGTGGGCATAGACAGCGTGGTAGTGCAACAGTTTCCCAAGATGGCAGGTGCTGTGGGAATGTTTACCGATTCACTGGCCTCTGGTGCCAGCGCACTGGACAAAATATTAGGCACAGGTATCACCAGAGGTGCACCTCCCGGCTCCTACAGTCGCACCCAGGGAGCGGGGCCGCCTGGAACAGCAGGTGGTCCTCCTGGTAAACCACCCATGACAGGATCAGCTGGACTCATGGGTGCTGCCGCAAAGAATCTCAATCCTGGCAATCTACGTTTTGCAGGCCAGGACAAAGCCACAGTGGGCACCGGCGGATTTGCCAAATTTGAAACTGTGGACGATGGTCTGGTAGCATTGGCCCGTCAGTTAGATCTTTACCTGACAGGTAAAAGCCGTAGTGGCAAAAGAGATACCATCTCCAGCATCATTTCGGCTTACGCACCGCCCAATGAAAACGACACCAGATTGTATATCGAGCAAATGGCCCGCTTCATGGGCAAAGGTGCTGATGAAGTCCTGCCCAGAGATCCAGCCACCATGGCCAAACTCATGGTAGGTATCATTGGCAAGGAAAGCATGGGCGGTCTGGAAAAAGGTTACAACATGCGCGGGGGCATACAGTTTGCTGTGGCCCAGGCGCTGGGCATAGAACCCAGCAAGGTAGGGAATTTCCAATATGGTGGCATAGCATCTGGTCCAAAGTCGGGATATGCGGCCATGCTACACGGCACAGAAGCAGTGGTTCCCCTGGCTGGCGGCAGATCCATACCGGTAGAGATGACTGGCATGACTGACACCATGGGCCAACAAGTGACCATGATGGGCGAGCAGTTGAGCCGATTTGATACCATGATTGGTCTGCTACAGAACAACGTGGACATATCTCGCAAGTTACTGTCAGCAACCCGCTGATAGCGGTAAATATAACACTATGTCATGGAAAAAATATTTTAAAGTCGCTGATGTTTCAGGACAGTTCAGCCCAATTTCGGGGCAGGTTCCACGCGGTCCCAGTTATGGCACAGGCTACGGTGTAGACGACAAAGCCCATGCGGAATTTGCCTTCCGCAACTATGCCAGCAGACTGCCAGAGGTCTACACTGGCCATCCCAACAGGATGGAACGCTACAATCAATACGAGAACATGGATGGCGATTCGGAAATCAATGCCTGCCTTGACATCCTAGCCGAATTTTCCACACAGACCTGTGAGGCCAACGACACACCTTTTGAAATAGGTTTCACAGAAACACCCACTGAGCACGAAGTAGACATCATCAAGAAACAGCTCCAGCAATGGACCAAACTCAACAAGTTTGACAATCGCATGTTCAAGATGTTCCGCAATACTCTGAAGTATGGCGATCAAGTGTTTGTGCGTGATCCTGAAACCTTTGAACTCTACTGGGTGGATATGACCAAAGTGGCCCGTGTGATCGTGAACGAAAGCGAAGGCAAGCGTCCTGAACAGTATGTGATCCGAGACATCAATCCCAATTTCCAATCCATGTCAGTGGCGGCCAAGACCA